GTCTGATATACTGCTGAATGGGTGAGTGTGAGTATCGACCTCTAAGAGGTTCCACATATTGACCGGATCGCCTGTATACCGAAAAGTTCTTTGCTCGGCGTGTCCAATGATCGTTGAGCCAACTGTAATGGTCCCTTGGTTAAATGGGCTGGCCGATAACCTTGCAAATGTCGCAATGTCTCCAACTAGGGTGCCGCTACTTGCGGGAGGTAGCGTCAGTTGCACTGTCGCGCCAGTATTCGCTTCTACTAAATAGTAAGCATGGCGTCGAGCGGTGAGGGTGACGGTTTGTGAACTATTGTATGTTGATACGACTGTTGTCGGCACCGATATTTTGCCGTTAAGCAATGTGTCAGTCTCGGTCTCGGTGTAGTAGCGGTCGTCGTGGTTCGGAATATTCGCAATGTCCCGTCCATCAATATTCAGCCGATTGCCCGGCCCTAAGTCCTCCCAATACAGTGCCTCGGTGACAGGCATAGATTCGTTGTCGTATTTTGCCCGATAAATCCTCCCACCTGAATACACTACATCTCCAGCGAGATAGCGGGTTCCGTCAGCAATGGTGTGGTTGGCAGTCCACGGAACGGCGGCGTTGAAATAGAGGTCGTCGTGATTGTGGGCAGAAGGCGGAAGCGAGGAGGGTTTATTTAGGATCTCCGCATCGCCACTCGTTGCGTTCCAGTCGGCTTTGACTTGCGGAGATACCTCCACATAGGTAGATGACGACGGCACCCAGACATAGATCTTGGATGTGTCCAGAGCCGTATAGACGCGATCCACATCACCCGTCGCGGGGAAAGCCGCCCTGTCGGCAAACGATGGAAACAAACTGAGGTGCGCCCTCGCGCCGACAAGATTGGACGTCAGCAGTGTTCGGCCCGAACCCGTCGAATCAGAAATTTGATTGGCGGGGTGGGTGTGGGAAGACGCGTTTCCGGCTGGACCGGTTGGACCCACCATGGGAAAGCCAAATTGCGCGACAAACCACGACCCGACAAAGTTTGCCGATTCCACTTGAACCAAGGAATCAATGTCGAAGTCGGCACGTAGCGCCGACATCGCGTTTGATGGGTCGGCAAAATCGAAGTCTGCCCGCAGGTAAGTCATGGATTTAGCTTGCCGCCAATGTCACCACGGGCGGGATACTCAAGGCACCGCCTTGCAGCGGCGCACCATATCCAGCCGGGCTCAGCGCCTTGAAGTCGTAAAAGAACTCTCCTGCCTCGGCCGTATCGTTCTCGTTGATGTGAAACGAAACACTGGTGCCCATGGATGGGGCCGCCACCTTTTGAAAGATCGCCGCCTCATCCAGATCATCGAGCGATCTCTTGGCCGTGAACCAAAACTTCCACCCACCCACATTTAGCGGCGCGGATCCAGTTTTGAAATGCGCCTCGAACACAAAATCACTGCGGCGGGGAATTATGATGTCTCTCGCTATCATCTGCCCTTGCCGCAGGTGTCAATCACGCACCACCCCGACCATCGACACGTCGGTGATCCCCATCGCGTGGTTGAGCGCGCCCTTGCAGAAAGCGATGGCGATTGGCGCTCCCGCCTTGACCTGAGCCTGCAATGTTACCGTGCGGGGTGCATTTCTGCCGCCACTTACCACCTCGCTCGCCGCCACCGCGCCATCGGCAATGATTTGGTAAGTCAGGCTATAGTCTCCGTAAAGGGCATTGTTGTAAGGATTGTCCACGTAAAACCGCAGAGAAACTCTTCCGCAACAACTGCGTCCAACATCCTGTCGAAAAAACACGCCGGTCTCTCTCGTAAGAACGTGCAAATTGGCAAAAAATGTCTGGCCAAATGTTTTCACCGCAAAGATTTGTCCCGCCCGCCCCACCCACCCAGCAGGCATTCCACCATACCATCCGTCGGGCCGAGCAACCAATCCCGTGAGATCGCGAAAATCGCCGTTGATGACCGGATTACAGCGCCCGATCAAAACTCGTCCGCCCACAATCGGCACTCGCGCGCTTGGAACCGCGCATACTTTTACGGCGTCCATTGCTCCCCCGTGCTGCAATCCGTGCCCGGCACCGCATCCGTAATCTCGCCGTTGCGCACATAAAGAAACCCTTCCTCCACCGGCAACACTTCCAACAGCCATTGATCAAACAATGCCCGTATCGCCCCCTCATCCAAGCCGGGAGGCGATGGCGGCAGAGGAGGCGGTTGCGGCGGCGTTGGTGTCGTCGGTGTCGTCGGATTTGTCGGTGTCGTCGGTGTCGTCGGAGTAGTCGGTTTTGTCGGTGTCGTCGGGCGGGTGGTGATGTTTTTCACCTCCTCCTGAGTCGTCAGCCCAAACTCAAACAACACCGGAAAAGAAGCCGAACTGTAAATCTTGCCGCCCACCGTCCAATCCACATCAGCCACGCAGCGCAACTCATTCTGCCCATCCATCAATTCCGTCGCCGCACCTCCCAACCGGGCCACGTTCGGCTCAAACAAAAAATACGGCATCCCCTCCTCGCTTTGCGCTACCGCCGGTTGGAGCGCCATGGTCAGCAATTCATCGACATTGTTCGCGGCCCGGATCGAGAACCTCACCTGCGAAGGCGCGGGATCCACGACCTGATCAAGCCCGTTGACGAAAAACACCGCCAACCGAAAGCTGTCGCCCTCCCGCAATCGCAGCGTCCCATTCTCCAACAGCGTGCCCTGCACCAGCCCCCCGCGCAGCAACACCTGCAAATCCAACAGATCCCATCTGGCCCCAATCCAAGGCACCCGATCGACGGCAGATTCGTTCATGGCGCTACGGTCTGGTCACATCCAACTCCAAGATCACCGGGAACGTGCGCGAACTGTAGTTCTTACCATCCTTCACCCAATCAAGGTCAGCCACGCATTTCAGCGGCTCGTTCTTTTCATTCTCCTCCGCCCATTCCAGTGCCACTTCACGCTCCCGACTTCCTGTTACCACGTTGAGTTCATAGTAAGTCTGGAAGTTGCTTTCCACCGCGACTGGTGGTTCCGCGCCCTTGAAGATCATCAGATCATCCAGATTATCCGCCTTGCGAATCGTCAAACGCAGACGAGACGGAGCAAGCTCAAACACATTGTCCGCCGCATCCACGAAAAAGATGCCGAAGTTCAAGGCATCACCCACCTTGATCCGCAATGCCCCGCCCTCGAACATCGTGCTCTGCACCTCCCGGCTCCGGGCCAGCACGTGCAGGTCGATCAGTTGCCACTCCGACAAAAGCCACGGCGAGCGACCCGCTGCTGAATAATCCTCCAAGGCCACGCTACCCGCCTCGATCGTGAACTTTATCGTCGTCGGCAGTGACGGGTCATACGGCGATGTTCCAATGCCTTGAGCAGAGATTGTCGCCAGATAATTGCCCCCTTTCGTAAATCTTCCGATGATCGTTCCGTCTTGATTCAGCCGCACTCCCGGTGGCAGTCCCGTGGCCGTCCACAGCGATGTGGGCGGGTTGGAACTGAAAGCGAGACTTAGCTCATCACCGACCTTCGCCTTCCAGCCGTCACGGGTAATCGTGCTATTGGTTGAGATCGTCGTGCGTGGCAAACTCGCCACAAGCGATACTGTCCCTGTTGCCGAAGCATTTTCGCTTCCGCTGCGCGCCGTCATGTTAAAGCGAAACACCCCCGCCGTGCTTGGCGAGCCCACCAAGTAGGCGCGCTCCGGTCCCGAAGTGCCGAAGACCGGCGGATCATACTCGATGCCAAACTCCGGCAAGTTTGCCGCCGAGCCATTGGCGGCTTGAATCGAGTCGATCGTCCAAGTTGCCCGCCGCGAAGCAACCAAGGGAATGCGCGCCGGGCGATTGATGGCAAACGCGCCCGAAGGCCCGGTTGCGGTGAACGGCACCGTCAAAGCCGGAGCCGTGAAAAACAGCGACTTGCTCAAGGCCGTGCCCAGCGGCAACTCCGACACCCCTTGCGCAATCATGGCCACATTGTAGTGCTGCCGCGTGACATATTGGGGCGGAATACGGCGCGTGCCGCTAAGCCCCTCCCAAGTAATCTGGTAGGTTGAACTCTTGGGCAGCACAGCACCCGTCGCCACCCTCAGTTCCGCGCGATAGACCGCGCCGCCGATCAATCGCCCCGGCAAATCCAAGGCCCGCTGCTCCACCGAAGTAAAATAATAGTCCCCAGAGACAACTTCATCAGACAAATCGTAAGTTACCTTGCCAAGCTCGTCTGTGCCGCTTGTTGATACCTCCGCGCCTGCTGTTAGTTTTCCCGGAACTTGAATCAGCAGCGCGCCGCTGCCGCGAGGCTGATTCCATGCTTCAAATGCACCGGGATTTTGAGCAAGGAAACGATCCGCCTCATCACCTCGGCGCAAAAAGAGAAACTGATCGGGTGGGGTATATTCGATGTAAACTTGATTCAGATACGTCGCCGGATTCCGGTCCAATGCGCCATTCCATCCGGGCACCAGCAAGGCATTAGCCGGGTCGAAATTCGCATCGGAGCGAACCGCCAACTCCCCGGTGAACTCCGCCGCCGCCGCCGCATTCACGGACACATTACTTGTCACCAAGGTCGAACTGAACTCCGTCCCGGTCAACTGCACTCCGATGTTGACTGTCTTCGCCGCCACCTCCGGTGCAGTCCACGAGGCCAGATAGACCAGCGCCGAAGTGCTCCCCGAGGGTCTCGTCGTGCGGCGACCCGCCACCGTCAAAATGACGTTGTGCGTGCGAGGCTCCGTATTCTCCCACGTGACCAATCCATACAGATCAAACTTGTTCGGCGGCACCAATTCGCTGCCATACACCGTCGTCTGCCTGCCGGGAGCCGCCCACACACGATGCAGCAAACTCACCGCGACATTTTTCGGATCTTGCAACCGTGGAATTTCCACGTTGATCAACAACTGCTGGCTGTTGCTGGCAAACTCGTTGGCCAAGGCAATGTCGATCACCTGCTGCCCCGCCAAACTTTCCGCGAAGACACCGGATAGAGTGCGATTAGTCGCATTGTAAGTCAGGCCGAGGGCCGTTCCGAAACTCACCGCCACACTCGTCGCATCCACCGTATTGAGCACATAAGAAAACGGCTGTCCCGTGATCGCCCGCACTTGCAAGGCACTCGTCACCCTCGGTTGCGGGATTGTCACATTGACCGTTAACTCCCGCGTCGTGTTGGCCAGTGGATTGCTTGCCGTCAGCCGGAGCGCTTGCACCGGAGTCACCGACGTAAACGCTCCCGTGATGAGCCTCGTCTGCGGCGAATACGCAAGTCCCGTCGAAGTCCCGAACTCCACCGCCGTGTTCGTCGCATTCGTCGCGATGATTTCATAGTTGAAATCATCCCCCGCACGTGCCGCCAGAGTCAGAGCGCCCGGCCCCGCCAAGATCCCATCCGGCGTCGCCGCCACCGCCGGAGTCGCAGGCGATCCGCTTACCGTGTATTGCAAGGAATTGGACGCAGGCACGCCCGTGATGGTAAATGTCCCATTGTAAGCGCTAATAGACGCCCCCACGATGTTCACCAAGGCTCCCACCGATAGACCGTGATTGCCGCTACACACCGCCGTCGCCACGGTCCCCGAGCGCGTTAGACTCGCCACCCCCACATACCGCCCGATCAACGGCGCAACCACCCTTGCCGTGATCACCAATGTCTCGGTCTTCGAGGCGTATGGATTCGAGGCCGTCATGCTTACGTTGTAAGCGCCCCCGGCAGTCAGGACGCCTGAGATCGTCCGAGTGGCCGAATCATACGTCAGCCCCGCAGTCGTGCCAAAAGACACGCTGTAGTCGGTCGCATCGCGCGCCGCTAACGTGTAGCTGAAAGGCAATCCCGCAATATTGTCAGCCGTAAGCGCGCTGGTGAATACCGGAGCAACCACAGCCACCGACACATTGAGCGTTTGGGTAGTTGTGGCGTCTGCGTTGCTCGCAGTCAAAGTGATGGATTTGATTCCTCCAGAGGTGAAAGCACCCGTGATCCGCCGCGTCGAGGAGTCGTAGGAAATCCCCGGAACACCGTTCAGATTTACCGAGAAGGTCGTGGCATTCGTCGCACTGAACTGATACGTAAAGGGAGTCCCCGCGACGGCGGATACCTGCACAGCACTCGTGATTACCGGAACCACCACGCCTACGTTGACCGTAACGGTCTGCGTCACGGTTCCAAATTCGTTGGACGCGCTTACCGTAAACGTGCGCACCCCTGAAGTTGTCAAAATACCAGTAACGCGACGCGTTATGCTATTGTAACTCAGTCCCGTCGTCGTGCCAAAATTCACCGCAAAACTATCCACTCCCACGGGACTTTCTGCGGTCAGCGTATAAAAAACATTATCTCCGACATTGACCGAGACATTTGCAGGGGAAGTAATCCGAGGAACAGGAAGACCATTACGCCAATATTCAAAAATAGTCTCTCTTTCAACGGTTATTTCTGTATTAGTCCAAACGCGCGGCGTGGGAATGGCCGCATACTGACCCCCGCCGATGGAGACTACCCACTCGCTAATAAAAGTTACGCCCGGTGGCAAGCCGAATGGCGGGGAAACCGGCGCACCCGCAAGAACGAGCGAAGGAGCAGAAGCCAACGTAAATATCCCGCGCGCGCGATAAAACCCTTGGTCCACCAACCCTAAATGCCCGCTTTGGCTAAAAAAGCTCGGCGTAGAAAGCCCTGTAACTTGATTGATGCCGCTTCTATCCGCCACCGGGCCTACTGGCACCACTTCATCATCGTATGCAAAAAACCGTTGCAGTCCCCACAGACGGGCATCGGGCGCCGATTTTCCAAAAGCCGTAATAATCGGTGTTGTCCCAAGATTAGTAAAACTCAAGTTCCCGTAAAATAGCAAGTCGCCCGATCGCAATCCGCTATGCGGAGGAAGCTTCAACGAACCCGCTAAGGGAGTTCCGGCTGCGAATTCCACGGCAAACAAACTCGGGTCGCTCGGAATGCTCCCTACCTCATTTAGCGAAATCGTGCGCGTCACAGTAGTCACGGCAGACTCTTCTGTGGCAGTTTTCAAATTGACGCTAATCGAGACTGTGCGGCTTGCCGTGGAGTTGTCAGCCGACTTCCAATTCTGTATTGGAATCCTTATCGACCGCGCTCCGCGTGGCGCTAGTTGGACTGTTTCCGGCGCACCAGTTCCGCTCGTCCTAATCTCAACAAAGTGGTTTTGCGACTCGTTATTTGTCCAAGTAATCGTCGCCTCGTAATCTAGCTGCACGGGCAAGCTCTGATTCAGTATTGTTAAAGATCGGTCACTGCGTCCATACCGGTAATCAAAAGACCCAAACTTCGTAGTCCGCGTCAGCGTTCCCACCGCGACATTAGTTACCGGAGTCAGTGGCATAATTACTCCTTAGCTTTCACGACATCGACCAAATAGGCCACGTAACCCCGCGGACTCGTCACATAGTCCAGGGTGTCGAACGACGATAAGCGCAGCCGCAGGACAAAGTGTTCCGTCAAAGGCAACTGCGCGCTCGACGCTGCCAATCGCCTCCCATACCGCTCGATAGTCGACTCATACACCGGTGCTCCCGCTTGTGTGTAGTCGATCTTACGCAAGCTGATGCCGAAAATATTCTTGGTTAGCACATCGGTGATCGGAATTTGCTCGTCCAAGAGAGGCCGCCGCCACGAGTAAGCCTTGATGTTCGGGCCAACCGGGGCTGGGGATGTCTCCGCAATCCTGTCACCAAACTCCCACACGATATTCCACACCACATCCGTGTTGTTGTTGAAAAGTCGGAAGCTGTATTCCCGCAGTAGCTCCCATTGTAGCCTCAAAGGCAAAGACGACGGAGTAAAAGCAATCGTGTAAAGAGTCCGCTCGAAGGCCTTGGGGTAGTAGGTGTTCGTCGTTCCGTAAGGCACCACCGGATACCAAAATCTTCCGTCCGACCCCACATGCGTGGTCTTGGCAATCGTCTGCGCTGGCCAAGACTCATAACTCGGCGCCGTAATGTCCGCGTCCGTGACCAAAAACACTTGATTGGCATGCTGGTCCGCGCTGGGCAATGTGGAGGCAACGGCTGTGCCTGTGACCAGCGTGGTTCCGACAAACGTCGTCAACGTCGCATCGTGTAATGCCGGCAGGAAGCCCAGCGGCGGCACCGGCAATGCTTCAATCTTCTCGATCGCTGAAATAATCATAGTGCTACCTCTGCCCGGGTCGGGGGCATAATCAGAGCCACTTGGCCCCTCACCACATCCGACGCCATATCGTCGATGTCAAAGCCGCCCAAACGCATCCGCAAAATGAACGGCGCGGAGAATCCGCTTGCCGAAGTGGTCGTCGAAAAGGCCGTGAAACTCGAGGCCAACCCCGCCGCGTCCCGCGTGACAGCCAGCCTCCAGCGGAAGGATTTCAGCACGGGCGAAACGATCACCTGTGTTGCCGCAAGAGTGGTCGTGCGCTTTACCGCACCTAGCGCCCCACCCTCCTCCAACTCCAACGCCTCGACGTAGAGCATGTATTGCGCTGCCAAATCCAGCGGCGCCTGCTTGGCCAGCACCGCATCGAAAAACTCTCCCAAGAGGCGATACCTCAGTTCCCCCCCGATCGTCAGCGTTGCACCCTCTGGCATCTGCTGTGCCGAAAGATGCACGCGCCACAGCTCGCGCTCGAACTCCACCGGATAATACACACTGCCACCCTCACTTCGCACTCGGTAAAACTGCCCCTGCTTGTAGGCAAACACGCCCTGCGACGGCAGCTTCAGAGTCGGCCGCCCCAGATCGCCCGGCACGAAAAACTCCTCGCTGCCCGTGTAGCGATACACCCTGCCATCGACCAACTCCGTGCCCGTGGGCAACACTGACGTATTGACCGGCGCCGAACTCTGCACTGCTTGCAGCAAAACGGGCATTTTTGATCCACGACGAGGCGGGAAGAGCGCCGGGGCTGCAGGCTCTTCTGGCACCTCTGGAACAACCTCTCCCTCATTGTTTTTGCCCCCTGGGCGAGCGGGCTTGCCAGTGCTTCCCACGCCCGGAATCAGAGCGCGCAGCAACAAATTCGGCGGCATCGCATCCGGATCCTCCTTTTGCTTGACCTTTTCGTCCTCCGCCTGCTTCTCCTGTTGCGCCGCGGACGTTCCCTCCGGCGCTTTGGGAATTAGGTTTAGCTGTTCCGATGCCGGGATTCCCTGTTTTGGAGTAGCAAAGGTTTGGCTTGCCACGGTTGGCGATCGGAAATCCAACGTGCTTAAATCGGGCAAAACTTCCCCAACGCACGGAAGCAACGTCTCAGCCGGTTTATCACTTATCCCGCTCTCCGTTGCACCACTCCTCGGCAACAGCCGCTCCAGTGCCAGCACGCGCTCGGCCAATGCCCCGATGATTTCCTCCAACCCCGTCACTTGCGCCGTCGTGTGCGTGTGCCCCAAGAACACACTGCGCGGTCCCGCGCTCGTGATCACCACCCCGTAAACCTCACCGCTCGATAAGGCGCTGCCGAAGGCCACAGAGACACTATTCGGTCCGTCCACGCTCACCCGTTTCGGCGAAACGATGTCTCCAGGCGCTTCATTTTCTCGCACCGTCACATGCACTGCCTCGGTATTCAGATCATGGTCGATCGTGAAAATCTGCTCCCCCCCTGCCGTGCCAAAACCAACGCTCACCGCAGTGCCATAAGCCGGACTGTTGGCCGCGCCAAACCCGATCGTCCCCACCCAATGCTGCTGACCGGTTATGATCTGGTCGGGATTGAACGGCACATACGAGCGAGGCGAAATCGGCCTTAGCCAATCAATGGACTGGGCCGCCGCTAGGCCCTCATAAAGCAACGGCCGCGTCACCGTCACCGGCACGCTCCAGAGCTTGATCGTCGTCCACCCCTGACTCAAATCGTTGCGGTCGATATAGACATCCGCCTCCACCTCGAAAGGCACAGTCACCGATTCTGCCCCGCGCAGCGCCACCCACATCTCGGAGCGATTTAAGTCTAACGTGAATACCCAATCCCCCTCGTCGCCCGGCAACGGAAACGCCTCCACCCCCAAAGGCGGCACATCGACACCGTCCAAAGCCTTGCCGCCAAAAGTGATGCGCGCCACATTGCTGGTTGGGTTGGCCACCTCCACCTCGCCGTCGTAGCCCCCCAAATCCTTGAGAATTTCATTGATCGCCGCCTGCAACTCCTCGGCGCCGTCCTCGATCCCCAGCACCCGTGTTTTGCGCGGCAACCCCGTGTTGGCCACGCCGCCTGCATAATTGAAAGTCAGCCGGTAAGTAGACCGGAACTCCGCTGGTAAGATCAACTGCTGCACCTCGTTGATCTTCCACGTGTTGTCCGGCGAAGTGTAGCCATCCACCAGCGTCTGCACGTAAGGCGGTGTCGGTAATGCTTGCGCCGCATTGTCGGCAAAAGCATAAGGCGCTTGGATCAAGCGCACCTCGTGCACCCAGGCGCCATCCACTTGATAAGGCCTCACTCGCACCGCGCTGATCGGACGCAAGACATTCTGCCTCGCGGTCAAAGTCACCATCTGCCCGCCAGCGCGCCGGATCAGGTAAGATCCAGCATCGAAATCCACCGAATAGTCTCCGCCTGCGCCTGCCAACCCATTCAGCGCCGCCGCCACCTGAACTGCCGTGGCATTGGCAGGCAAGACTGCTGTCGTGTTGGCACTTGTCGAATTACCCAAACCTACCTGCAAACGAAAGCTACCCGCTGCCGGTCGCGCATCCACCGGTCCAAGCGAGGCCCGCAAACTGCGCACCGGGGGACGGATCTCTCCGAACTGGCCATCCGCAGCATCGGTAAAGCGCAGCGCAATCTGCCACTGTTGTCCGGCCAACAGACTAGGAACCGTGACTTCGCCGCCCCCTATACTGCTGGCCGGTCGCCGAGTCTGCAAATTGGCATAATACAAGGAGCGCACTTACCGCCCCACACCTGTCAATTCCGACCTTTTCGTGCGGGGAAAAAGGTCCTAACGTCGCCTCCAGCTCTAAGAATGACTGTTTTGGTGGATGCTCGCCTGAGCGCAGAATCTTCTCGCGATTTTCTTGCCAGCGCTGCCCGTGCTTTCGCCAGAAGCCTCATTAAATACTGCTTGGTTTGAAAATCTGACTCCGTGTTGATCGCGCTGTCTAATTCCTCGATCAGATCATCCAACGCCTCTACATCAAGATCATCAATCTCGTCTTCATTGAAGGCGTTCATGGCGGCGAGTCTGCTCTGCAGTCCATTGATGGTTGCCTGCAAGCTCGCCCGCACAAGGCCGGGATCGTCACCCGGCGGCAAAGCCTCCAGCTGGGCTTGAAGCCGCGCGATTTCCTCTACCAGCCGCCGCCGCTCATCCTCCTGCCCATCATCCGCCAAATCAAATGCCACTGTGATCATGATGATTTCTTCGGCATCCCCGATTCCGGAGGCTGCACCCCGAAAAACTTCCAGTCAAACGGAGTCAACGCCCCGGGCAACGCCCAGTTCAGATTCACAGGCAATCGACGTTCTTGCTGCTGCAAATCATTCGCCGCCGCCCGCCGCGCCGCCTTGTCCAAGCCGAATTCGTCTACCATGTTAGTTCCAAAATTTACCCTCGTTTGAGGTTCTGTTGAGCATTGCGTTGAAAATTCTCTGCTGCTCGGCCTCCAGCAATCCCTGCGTGGCCTGCGGCACAAACGTATAGCGCCCCACCAACACGCCGATCGAAGATAAACTGAGCTGGTTGGCGTTGAACGGCGGCTCGTTCTTGGCCGCATGGTAAAAATTCCACCACCCGCCGCCCGAGTTTCCCGTGGTATTAGGCCCTATGCCATACTCGACATAAGGCTCCCACTGCGACAGAGGCGGAGAGGTCTGGGCGGGCGCTCCCGGCTGGCCGGCATCCAACCGCGGTGTTATCTCCGGACTCAACAGCCAAAAGGTGAAAAGAAATTGGTAGTCATACGGATCATCCACCGGCCCGCCCGTCTGCACACGCATCCGCGCCTCATTGCGGCGCGACTCCCGTGCGCGGGCCATTTCCTCAAAATCACCCTGATTCAGTCTTGGGCGCACGCCCACGCGCTGCACCTCTGAGCCGTCAAAACCCACCGTATAATCCATGATCTGCCCCGTGATCAGGTTGCCTACCAGCGTCACATCCGATTTGTAAGCGGCCCGGGCAATCGAAATCCAAAAATCCTGCCCGATCAGCAATCTCGACGGAATCTGATTTTGCGCCTCTTCAGCGCTCGGCGTCAGGTCCATCGTGAAGCCCCCCGCCTCATTGACCGATAAACCTGCCGCAGCAAAATCCTTCGGAACTTCTTTAACTCCCTTCTCCTTGAAAAACGGCGGTATCCTGGTGAACGTCTTCATATAGCTCGTCACCGGAATCACTGGACCCTGCAGCAACGGATACCACGCTGGCTCTCCCCCACCGCCCAGCTTGGTGTCACCATATCCCCGCGATCCCCCGCCAAACTCCCGCGCTGCTCCGCCCACCCGGTTCAACCCGCTGCCCCTACCCCGCGCAATGTCCCGTGCACTCGCCGTCTCGCCCGTGGCAAATACCCCGAAACACAATGGATCAATCCCGTTGACAAAACCCGGCACCATCCGAAACGTCCACCCCTCACGAGGACCATCCTGCTGCCACTCTATGTGATTGATCGCATGCACCTCCCAAGGATGCATGAAGGTCGCGGTCGGCAGCGCCGAGAGAATCGTGTCCTCCCCGACCTGCGATTGCAAAATGCCCACCCCACTGCTTACCACCGGCTTTGCCGGTGACGCCTCCGACGGCGGTGAATTTTGCGCCACCACTTGCGAGAGCCTTTTCATGCACTCCAAAAAAAATGCCGCGCAGGCCCGCTATCGCGCCTGACGCTTTTGATCCACGCGTGTTTGAGATGGAAATGCGTTACTTGATGCAGTTCCCGAGTAATGGTGAACACGCCCAGAGGATGCAGGCCGATCTTTTCGTCCGATGCTCGTATGTCTTTGGTCACGATAACTGTCGGTTTTTTTTCAAACCGCCCTTCCTCGTCCACCTCGACCTGCAACGCCACCCACTGCCGCCCCTCCGCATCAAAACCGTCTTCCAAGGTCAACTGCGGTTGTTGCACCCGATCCCCCTTCGCGGTCACGCCGCTGATCGGCACTCCGTTGATTTCCGGCTCCACGTCGTTGACCAACCCGAAATTCACCGTCACATAGTCTCCGCCCAGGGCCACCGAAAACGCCCCCGACCAGACCGAAGGATTCGATCCGCGCGACACGATCACGTGGCGCCCGCCTTGGCCAAAGCTCCTCGTGCGAATATTGTGACCGGGGTAGATCACGTGCTTTGCCCTGCTTGGCTCTCGGTCCGCCCATCGTAGATGTCCTTGATCCATCCACCCACTCCGGAAAGTATGTATTCCTCCGTGATCTCCCATGCATTGCCACGCCACCGCGCACTAGGCGGCCCCTTCAGCCAGTTGCGCGACGAGGGCAAAGTTGGCAACACATTGGATGATGGGGGAGTTTGGATTGTTCCTACCCCGAAAAACAAATTGGACGGCATGGCTTCACCGCGATGCGCATAAACGATGCGAAACACCCCACCCATCCGAAGGTAAGACTCCACACCCTGCAGACTTTTGACAGCCCCCGGTCCTCCGACCGATTGCGCGGGACTCCCAAGAGGAGCAAGGCCCCTCGATGAACTCTTGCCTGATTTGCTCTCCGCCGGTCGCCATCTCAAATTGCCATTGCCGTCATAATAGCCGCCATATTTCTTGAAAAGGCTGTCATCCGAACCATCGGGCCCGCCGAAGTTGTGGTGCGCTTGTATCGGCACTTCATCAAATGACGGATCGAATTCATACAGCGTATTAATGCCTGCCCTACCGCTGGGATCCGTTGCGCCACTGGGCAGGCCATCATAAAAATGTCGGATGACCGCCACACCATCAACCAACTCCACTTCCTCGCGCGTGAAGCGTATGTCCTCCCGCCAAAGTTGAGGTGGGATTGGGCCGCTGAGGAATTCCTCCGTCCTCACGCGTTTCACCCAAACCGTTTGCATAAAGCCGACGCGGTCTACTGTTTGCCGCTCTTTTTCAAACTGCGGGGTAAAAAATCCTGTGACTTGGATTGGCATATCTTTAGCGCTGCATCTTCTTCATGGTTTCCGGCATTGGCGGCGGGGGCTTGCCGTTCGTGTCACGCTCCATCAAATTGCGGATTTCAGTCAACAGTCGGGCCTCCTCGCTTTTGCCACCGCCCATTTCACCCGCAGCTCCACCCACTTTGCCCAAACCCGAAGAAAACGTCATGGCTTGGGCCCGCTCTTGCTCGCTCTGCAGCCTTTCGCTCACCGTCTGCGCGCGGGCCATTTCCATCGCCTCCGGTCTTTCTATCCCCATGGACTGAAATTCCTTGGCCCGGCGCTCTGTTTTCACTCGATCTTCTAACTCGTTGGCTTGGAGGCGCAGCTGCTCGTTGCCTGTTCCATCGGCCATTGCCCGCGTGATCGACGCCTTCACATCGTCCCGCGCCATCCGCCGGTCGAACCGCTCCTCCATGGCCTCCGGCGCCATCTTGGCCTCTGCCTCCGAACGCATCGCGTCGATCTTCTGCTGTTGTTGAGCCCTCTGCTCATCGGGCATCTCCGCCTCATTGAGCCTGTCCTGCGCCTCGTTGGCCCGATCCATAATGTCCAATGCCTCCGACTTCGCTGCCGCAAAATCCGGATCATTCAAAAACTGTGCCGGAGTCTGATCCAGTTGCGCACGCGCTTCATCCCGCAACCTCTTGGCCTCTTCGGCTGCTGCCGCCGCCTCCTGCTCGCGCTGCGCCTGACCCTGGCTTCCAGTAAAAAACTCCCGCAACATTTCCGATCCTCCAATCGGATCTATCGTTCCGCTTTGATCCACCGAAGTCTTGAAGGGCGAAGCCATCCCCATCATTTGCGCTCCCGCATTCACGATGCCCGCCAGAGCATCCACTGGCGCGCCCAGCACCGTCGCCGCCATGCCTCCTACCGCCTCTCGAGTCTCCGACGGCCTTTGTCCCGCAGCCTCCTTGCGGGCCTTCTCCGCGCGACGGAAATTCTCCTCCGCCGCGCCCAAAATTTCTATCCCCTCGCCTGCCGTTCCGCCTCCCCCCGCGCGCAACCCATCCAACGCCTCCCGAATATCTTGGCTCGCCTTGCGCGAAGCCTCCGCTGCTTCCGTCACCGAATCCGGCAACAAACCTGCCGACCTTGCCACATTCTCAAATTTTACACCCATCAAATCCAATGCCGCCAAGACCAGCCCGATCGGACCCAAAAAACGCAACAAGCCACCCGCCACAAAACCTAATGCACGACCAACAATACCACCCGCCGCTGCAGAAGCTACCAACCCTGTCACCAACTTCGCCAGCAACGGCAAGACCAAAGCCCGGATCGCCACCGCCAACTGAAACAATCCCAAGGCCGCCAATGCCACCGCTGCCGTCCCCGCTGCTTGCGCCACGCCGACCAGCGCGCTTTTGAGCCCCGGAATGTTCGATACCAACTTGCTTACACCCAGCGTCATCTTGCCGATCGCATTGGCCACCACCGCAAACGGCATCAGCAACTCCTTGAGCACCGGCCCGAATTCCTTCACCAACTTGATCGAAGCCCGCAACCCATCCATCTGCCCCTGGGCAAACATCTCCCCGATAGACCCCAACTGCTGCCCTTTTGCCTGCTCCAGCTCATTGTTCAACCCCGCAATCGTGTTGCGCAACGCGGCCGCCGCCCCCTTGTTTGCCGCTAAAGAACGTGTCAGTTCATCGAAAAGCTTTTTGCCGCGCACTCCCGCTCGCTCGAGATTTATCAGCTTGTCCGCCGCCGACATGCTGATCGCTCCCACATCTCGCAACTGATTCACCGCTCCCTCGATCAAGCGCCCGCTGAACGCATCATCAAACGCCCCGCCGACCATCCCCGCCATCTGCGCCGTGCTCACTCCCGTCGCCGCTGCCGCATCAGCGACCATCTGCATGGCCTTCTTCCCGGCAAACCCGCCACGCGACAGCCTTTGCAGCCGCTCGTTGGCCTGCACCAAATCATCAAACTTGAACGGCCCGCTCGCCGCCATGGAAGCCAGCTCATTGAGCCGCTGCTTTGCCTGACGCATCCCGCCGAGCAACTTCTCGAATTGCACCGAATATACCTGCACCTGCGCGACCCGCTCCAGAGCCGCCTGCAGCAAGCGAGAGTCCATCACCGCTTTGTAAAGACCCACGCTGAACGTCAGGGCAAACCCCGCCGCCAACCCTAGCGGACTGAGCATGTCGGCGAACGCCACCTTCAGTGCCGTCCCCGCCTTTCCCGCCGCGCCCAGCGCCTTGTTCATGCGGTCCGCCCCCACGGCTGCCTCGGCCAAGTTCCTCGCGCCGCTACCAAGGCTTTGCATTGTCGCGCGCGAAAACAACGGCGGCGACCCAGCACCCGCGAAATTGGGGACCACCCCGCCGCCATGCCGCTTTGGATCTTTGCCCTCGGCAATCACCCTCGAAACACCCTCTTGTGCCCCGAATGGCTCGTCTTTACGATTCGCTACCAAAACCCCTTCTGGGTTGGCTTGCGTTCGAACCCGCGCATCTTGCCCTAAATAAATATCCTCTCGTTTAGTTCCAGCCCTTAGCTCGCGGTTAATTGCTTCTTTTATCGCCTGCGCCTTCGCCTCCTTTCGCAAATTTCTGCGCCGGAACAGTTCTTTTATCCATGCTGCGAAACGCCGAATCATTCGATCATTTCGCCTCTGTCAATTTTGCCTTCGCCCTCCGTAGTGCCGCACGCTCCAACTCCGTCATAATAGAAAACTTGGCCCCCTCCATCCGCGCCCACGCCGCATTCATCCACGCCATCTCCCCGATCGGCACGTTCCACGCCTCCTCACGCGAACACCCACTCATCTTGCGGTAAAGCGCCAACTCCTGCAGTAGACTGTCCATATCGGGCAACCGCGCCGATTGCGTCTTAGTCTGCTCGGCTTGGATGTCCGGACCGCTAGCATAATCTGCCACGTATGCCTCAAACGCCGCCACCGCCGACTGCACACGTATTGCCCGCCACGTCCACCACCGCCGCTTCGGTCGGACCGATTCCGGAAACTGCGTCTGGCAAATCCTCGTCGCCAAATCCATATCTCCCGCCGCAACCGCGCCGCCCGTCACCAAAGGATTCTGCACATATTGCAACTGCAACAAGTGCCATGTGCTGAACGGCCGCAAGCGCCGTCCCATCACATGATGCCCTTCAGGCCTACTGACAAACGCTTCGATGAACCGCTCGTCAAAGACAAAGCGGACTTCATCCATTACGTGGCTCCGGCAAATCCGATGCCGCTCACGCGCAGCTTCACAAAGTCCTCGTTCGATCCGAGAATTTCATAGCTCATCACGCGGCCGGTTAGGTTGAAGGCAGTCCATGTCGCGCCCGCGAGGTTCGGAACTTGAGTCACGGTTGTGTAACCCTCGGCCTCCATCTCGTATTTCTCGCCGCCATAGGCAATCGCCGCGATGTCTCCGTTGCTCTTTTTGGCCTCGATCTGAGTCGAATTGATCCGGCGAACCGTGATCGAAATAATCTCGGTCATGTTCGTGATCTGTGTTCCCTGAGGAATGGCTGTGGTCAATGTGACCCCCCCGGCATTTAGTCCTGCTGTTGAAAGTGGCATAATGCCATTTGCGCCATGTCAACCGCCCAGTCGCCTCCGGAAATACAACGCATCCTTCCCGCCCCAGCGCTCTGCCGGACTGTAAAGCCGAAAGCCCACGCCGATCAGACTGTTCGCACTCGCCAGATTCGCCGCCATCACATACGTCACGACCTCCAGTAAATTCAGCCGTCGCGCCAAAGCTATACGCGCGCGGATCAGCCGCCGCTGCCGTCCCTGCCCCCGATACTTCGGCAGCACCCCCGCCCGCGATAGATAGCCTAGCCCGCGATTGTATTCCGCAGCGCACACCTTCATCCCGGCAAACGCCACCGGCTCGCCCCGCTCCTCTTCGATCCACCAGTAAGCCCCCTCCGGCTTGACGCGGTAATCCTCCGGAAAACACTTCGTATCCAGATCAACAATGAGATCCGCCACCCAAGGCGGGCATTTCTCCGGTCGCGCTACCATTCGCAGGGCCATGCCTGCCCACCGATGTCAAGCCAGCCGGATGTCCTTCTTGCGAAACGCCGACATGCTGCACTCCTTCCGCCCCGTCGTCTCCCAATCAATCACCATCCGGTCGCCCTTCACCGACACGATCTTGCCCTTGGTCCCCCGCTTGCGCGACACCACCGGCATCCCCGCTTTAGGCTCCATCGCCTTCGGCGCAACCTGCGGCGCGACCTTCGGTGCGCTGGCCGCTGCTTGGCTCACCTTCCGGTAGCCCGTGCGGCGAACAAAGCGACCATCTTCCCAAACCTTGAAATCCCGGAACTCGATGGTTCCCGCCTTGATGCCAGGATTGAGCACCTCGCGCACCCGCTCCGGCGAGCATTCCACCTGCTCCGCGATCTCGTCTCGCGTGCTCCAACCCTTCGGCCAGGCATAAGCCGAAACATTCATCCGGTTTACTTCGGCTTTCCAGTTCATGCTAAAACAATCGGCGCTGTGATCGTGCGCCCTCTCTTCGAGTCGAAGAGAAAATATGTCTGCTGCGGGGGCTCATAGGACGCCTTGATGCTGATCGCGTAAGCATTGTAGCCGATCAGCGACCCATTACTGACCCACTTCGGATTCTGCTGTTGCGTGTGCCAGTGCCCGAAACAATCCAGATCCGCTACGCGTGCCTTGTTCCACGAGGCAATCGCCTTCTCCGTAGGGATGGTCAGCCCGCCGATGCCGCCCTGATACTTCAACCCGTCCCCGTGGTGAAAGCGCAACGTCTTGCCAAACAGATCCACGTAATTGAAATACGAATCCGCCACCTGCCACTCCACCCCGTCCTGCACCCGCTGCGACATCACCTTGTAGAGCAACCATTCGTAGCTGTTGCGAAACCCCGTGGCATGCCGTGGTTTCTTCGTGGTCCGCCCATGGTTTCCGTAGCAACACGGAATCAAGACCCGCGAAAAATTTTGCCGCAACGAGGCGATCCCCCGCGAGACCCGCTCCATCACCCACAAAATCGTCTCCGTCGGACTCAGCGCATTCGTCTCCGCCAACTCTTCATGGATATATCCACTCATCAGGTCGCCGCCCAAAAACAACAGGCACGTGTCGATCTCCGCACCGTTGCGCTCGATCTCCGTGAGCCGCACCACACTGTTAAAAAACTTCTCGATCCGGGCCTCCGCCACGCGCAGGTCAAAATGATTCAGTCCATTGGTCGAATCCGCCGTCACCTGCTCCTCCACGTGCCAGTCACTCGCCAAAGCCACCGCCACCGCCTGACACTTCGCCGTCTTTTTCACCGCCAACGGCTTCTGCGAGGGCTTGGCCGCATTCAGCGCGTCTACCACCCCTAGCTGCTCCTCCAGTTCTTTGATCCGTTCCAACCCGGCCGTGATTTGCCGCTTGTAATCCGACACCACGCTACGATGTGCGTGCTCTGCGCTCTCCCGCGCAATCGCTCCCCAGTTGTCTTTGGGCATGACCCACTTACAGTGTCAACCCCCCACTCCCCCCTGACATAAAGAAGTCCCAGATAAAGCGCGCTGCGCCTTGCAATTTCCAATCTGAAGTCGTCACATACGCTGCACACCAAACGATACGCGCAGCACATCCCCCACTGAACGATCCTTGCGCAACGTGCTCGTTCCGCGCATCAGCGCAAAACTCGGCCACGTTGTCATCTCCGCCGTCCCGGCCTCCCGCATATCCTCCATCACCTCTGCCGTGCCAAAATACAACCCGATCCGCTCAATCCTGGCCTTGCTCGCCGCTAACTCACCCGCATCATCCAACTGCGACACACTCACCACGTCGACCTCGACAAAACCTGCCCGTGCATTCGGAATCACAAACTTTTCCTCTTCCGCTCGCACCACAATGAATGATCCCGGTCGCTCACCCGTGGTCCGACCCGCCAGCACCGGCACCCCCAACTCGTGCTCCAAGGGTTTCAAAGCCCCCACCACCATCGCCTCGATCTCGTAACGTGCGCTCATCTTACCAACCGCCACTACTGTCATTCCTCGACGCCAGATTCAGCGTCACCGTCGCCCCCTGCCACGTCACACTGGCAATCCGGTAAGTCACTTCTTTCCACTTCACCAGCCACCCGTCCTTCACCTCCGGACTGCCAAAGACCAGCCCGATCGGTTCCTCCTGCAAAGGCGCCGCCTCGCACTCCAGAACGAAGTTCACTTCCTCCACTCGTCCACCAGGACGGTAATCGCCGCCCACATCGCGCGGCATCTCGATCGCCCGCACCTCCCGCCTCCGCGACTCTTGCCCCGACTTCCATACCGTCGCGCGCGCTGAACTCAGCATCGCAAACGCCGCCTCATCCGCCGCCGCCATCGCCTCGTCGAACAACATACCGCCACCCCGCCGTCAACCCCACAAACAGAAACCCCCGGCAACTCGCGCTGCCGGGGGTCCGTTGCAGGATGGTGAAACTTCTTAGGCCGTGTAGCCCGTCTTGATCAAAGTGCCTGCGCACTCGTTGACCACATGCTCGTCGTTGTGCTGGCGCACGCGAACCACGTTGGAACGGCGGCTCTCTTCGCGATAGCTCTCGACGACATATTGGAACTCAGCGTCTTCCTGCCAGTAGAAGATACGGCCGGCACCTCCCATCTCAGGGGCACCTTGCATGACGCAGCCCACCCAGATGTAGTCATCCCCCCAGATGTAGGACAACTTGTTGTCAGTGACCGACTGCCCTTTGCTGGCTGTCGACTCGACCGCCTCGGCGATCATCAGATTCTGGATCGGAGCGCTGTCTTGGAAGATGTCCAGGAACACGCCCTTGGTGATGATCTTGCCGCCGCTGTCGCCGCCGAAGACATACTCACGCAGTTTCTGGCTGCGACGAACGCGCTTCCAGATGTTGCGGGAAAGGATGATCGTGTTGACCATCTCGCCGCGCTTGTGGACGCGAGCGATCGATTCCTCGATGTCACGGGCCACATCCAGAGTGGCGATGTTCGCCTCGGTGTAAGCCACCGCGGCATCCGCCTTGCCCCAGATCGACTCGTTCATCACCTTGGACGCCACGCGCTTCTCTTGCGCGCGGAGGATGTTGGAAAGAACGAGGCGCGTCGAGACGCTCTCGGCGTCGAAGAAACGACTCAGATCCGCCTGATCGCTGTCATCGACCACTTCGGTCAAACCGCGATCTTGGCAGGCAAACGAAGCCTTCTCATAGCTACGATCGACTTCTTTGTAAGCCGTGCGCGGTGCGCGCAGGGTGATGTCGCTGCTGGTCGAAGCCAACAGTTGACCACTGCCCTTGAGGATCTTGCGATACTCGCCGGTTTTGGTTCCCACACCGAACGGCGTGAACACCTTGTCGGCGATGAAGAATTTTTCGGCCTCCAAAGCCTCTTGCACAACGACCTGAAGCTCAGGCCGGATTTCTGCGTCTGTGTTGCGATACATAATTTTATCCTCCTTCGATGATTAGAGCGGGTAGACCTCGATGATCTCGCCGTCGGCCGCCGCCGATCCCAGGGCGATGCCGAAGTTGCTTCCGGCGCCGTCGGTTGTGACCTTGCCGTTCGCTGCACGCTTGACGATGGCTCCCGGAGTCACCGCGCCGCCCGCGGTCACTTCAAAGCTGCCGCCGCCGTTGGTCAGATTGACCTTCACGACTTCCGTGCCGTTTTTCGTTTTGTAGTCAGTCACACCGATTTCGATGTCGGAGCCACCGGCCACTTCCAATTTGCGGTCGCTGTTGAGTTTGACGCGGATCTTACCCGCGACCCCAGACGAGCTTGCCGCCACAAAGCTGTCTGCACTGTCATTGATGGTTGCCATAATCTTTTTCCTCCTTGGGTTTAGGCGTCGGCGAGTTTGACGATCCCGCGATGAGCGTTGTGCTCCGCATAAGCGCGCGGGTTATCCTTCATCGTGAAGCGGATCGCGTTCGCGCGAGCCGTCGTCTTGCTCTGTCCCTTTCCCTCCAGCTCGGTCGCTTTGGCCGAAACCAGACGGTCAAATTCCGTCACCTTCTCGTCGCCTTCCGGCGCATTGAACATCCGCACGCTCTCCGTTCCCGGAGTCGCTGCCTTGATCCCCTGCAGGCGAATGGTGCGCTGCAAAGCGTCATTCTGCGCCGCCAGCGCGGTCATTTTCTGCTCCAGCACGTCGAACGCCGTCAGGATCTCCGCCTTCTCGGCATCTTCCGTCTTTGCGCTCAGGGCGCTTTCGAGTTCGACCACGCGCTTGCGCAGTTCGCTGAAAGAAGCACCTTCACCAGCCGAAGCACCGGCCGGAACCGCAGCCTCACCGGCTTCGCCCGCACCTTCCGCTTCGCCTTCGGCGCCTTCACCGGCTTCGGCTTCGACCTCGGCATTGTAAGCCTCGATGGCGGCGTTGACCTCGTCGCGGCTGATGCCTTGATCGGCCAATTCTGCATCGCTCATTGAAGCCAGCTCTTGCAGCTCCTCGGCGGTGAT